AAAAGAGGGTATCCTAACAATCAAATCTAAAAAGGAAGAGAAAGAAGACACCAAAGATGGTGAAGTAATCCATAAAGGTATTGCTAAAAGGTATTTCTCTAAAGCTTTCACAATCGCTGATGATGTTGAAGTCAAAGGTGCTGAACTGAAAGACGGCCTTTTAAAGGTTTCTATGGAAAGGATTGTACCTGAACATAGAAAAGCTAAGACTATTGATATTAAATAGTCTTATTGTATCCTGTAATTATATAAGCAGGCTCTACTAAATTTTAGAAAGGCGTCCTAGGCTTGACATTAGGACGCCTTTCGTGTATAAATAGGATTATATTATAAAAATGATTAATTCGTGTTGAGAGTTAATCACAACAAATCGAGGTTACGATAATGAAAAATGTAATAATAGTCAGCTATGACTCTAATCATAGAACACACTTCCCGGACTTATTGTCCAACTTAAAATTATTTAATAACAAATATGATGAGGCAGCTCTAAAAGACTTGCCTAATTGGAATGATAATTCAGATTATTCTAATTATCCTGTTATTGAAGAAGTTATTAAGACTTTTAATCCAGAAACAGACAATAACAAAACCTTTGTTTGTAGAGTTAGAGATAATCAAATTTTTACATCTGATTCTACATTAGGTGGTTATGATAGAGGTACACAAACTAGCGACCAAAAATGTAGAGATAATTTAAATCAATTATCTCCTAGCACAGGCGAACCTAAAGGGTTTGATGATGATGACGCTGGTACCTTAAATGCTTATATTAGATACTACAAAGATAAAAATGGCACTTATCATTTTTACATAGTTAAAAATATGGGTAATCACCGTTTTTGGATGAAAAAATTAGCCGCTAAAGGTGAATCTGTTGAGTTGTTAGTAAAGGTCAAATTTCACAAACTAGAAGATAATCTTAAACAATCTGATTTTATAACAATAGAATCAGACGCTCATCATTCAGACGCTGGTGATAGACAATCCCAAAATGAAGGCCAAAAATTTCATTCTGGTTTAAGAGCAAAAAGAAAAGAGATTGTTGATTGTTATAATTTCTTATTAGAAAACGAGTTGAATTATCAAGGTATAATGGAACTTGAAAAAATTGAAATGAAAGAAAAATGGCCTACTCTAAGCTCTATTATGGGATTTAATAAAGGTGATGGTAATGGTATTTTTAAAAAATATGGCGAAACAAATGTTGTGGCTGCCGTTGGTGTTGCTAAAAAAATAGCAAAAAAAGTTACTAAAGAAACTATTATTCCAAATAGTGCTATATGGTGTTTTTCTTCAATGTTCAAATCATTGACAGAGATTCATGGTACCAATAATCAACCCGCTATTTTTGATAGAAAACAATTAGCAGATTTTTTCTATGAATATTTTAAAGACCAAAATACTTCTTCAAAGTTTAGAAGAAGAAAATTAACACTAAACGATTTATCACAATCGGGTGGTATTAAGGACTTTGAATATATTTGTGCAGCTACTTTCTGGAAAGATGGTGCTATCGTTGAATATTTAAGAAGTATTAAAGATAGACAGAATGGTTTTACACCTAAACATCCATGTATGGAACACTTTTTAGGTCAAATTACACCATTAATTAGAAAACAAGCGGTGGCATTAGTTACCGTTTAAAAAACTATGAGGCGTCCTAGGCTTGACATTAGGACGCCTTTAGTATATATTAAGAAAATGCGGATATCGTATAAAAGTATTATGACAGGTTACCAACTTGTAGAACTTGGGGCAGTACCAAGTATCCGCTCCATTAAATTATGAGGAGTTTATATAATGAACCTAACAAGTGATACCGTTGCTATTCTAAAGAATTTTTCCGACATCAATCAGAATATTCTTGTGAAACCTGGCAACAAACTTCAAACTATCTCTACTTTGAAAAACATATTAGCAGAGGCTGATATTACAGAGAAGTTTGACCAAGAGTTTGCTATCTATGACCTACCTGAATTTTTAAGAGCAGTTGACTTATTTGATAAGTCTGAACTTAAATTTAACGGTGGTGCTAATCTAACTATTAAAGACGCAAACGGAAAACAATCAATCAAATATTATTTTGCAGATAAATCGGTTGTAGTTGCACCTACAAAAACAATTACAATGCCTGATAAGTATGTTACTTTTCAGTTGAAAAAGGATAGTTTTGCAAAACTTATGAAAGGTGTTACAACACTAAATCTACCAGACATTGCAGTAAAAGGTGATGGTAAAGAAATTAGTATTGTTGCTACTGACAAGAAGACGCCATCATCTAACGACTATTCAATTGTAGTTGGTGAAACAGATAAAACTTTCTGTGCTTATTATAAAACAGAAAACTTTAAAATGATTCAAGATGATTATGATGTGGCTATTTCTTCACAAAAAATCTCACACTTCATAAATAGAAATAAACCAATTCAATATTGGGTTGCTATCGAGCCAGATAGTGAATTTTAAATTATGAAACTAGTGAGGATTATATTATGTCAGAATACCTATGGGTGGAGAAGTACCGTCCTAAAAAGATAAGTGATTGTATTTTACCTGAAGATACAAAAAATACATTTGCTCAATTCTTAAAACAAAAAGAAATACCTAATCTGTTATTATCTGGTACACAAGGTACTGGTAAAACTACGGTTGCTCGTGCTTTGTGCGAGGAACTTGGTGCAGATTATATTATTATCAACGGTTCAGATGAAGGCCGACAGATTGATACATTAAGAAACAAGATTAAAAACTTTGCTTCTACCGTATCATTAACAGAATCATCAGCACACAAAGTTGTAATTATAGATGAGGCAGATTATATGAATGCCGAGTCCGTGCAACCTGCTTTGAGAAACTTCATTGAGACTTTTCATAGTAATTGTAGATTTATCTTTACTTGTAATTACAAGAATAAGATTTTACCAGCATTACATAGTCGTTGTACCGTTATTGACTTTGCTATTAAGAATGGTCAAAAAGTAAAAACTGCTAAGGCTTTACTTGATAGATTATCAAAAGTCTTAACAGATGAAGATGTTGACTTTGATAAAAAAGTATTAGCAGAGTTAATTCAGAAATACTATCCAGATTTTAGAAGAACTATCAATGAACTTCAAAGATATTCAGTTAGAGGTAAGATTGATAGTGGTATTTTGTTTAGTTTATCTGAAGCAAATACAAAAGAACTGGTCAAAATCTTAAAAGAAAAAAGATTTAATGACATGCGTAAATGGGTTATTAACAATCTTGACAAAGAGCCATCATCATTGTTTACAACCATTTATGAATTGATGTACAATTCTTTACAGGCACAATCGTTGCCACAATCAATATTAATTATTGCAGGTTATCAATACAAGTCCGCCTTTGTTGCTGACCAAGAAATTAATATGGTCGCATGTTTAACTGAAATCATGGCCAATTGTAAGTTTAAATAATGAATAATAAGTTTAATAGGTGGGTATGGCCTAGTCAATTAAGTAAAAAACAAATTTCTGAAATTAATAAATTAGCAAAAAAGAATATTCTTAAAAAAGAAGAGTCTTATGTTGGTGCTCACGATAATGATGGAATGTTGAAAAAAAATAGTGATGTATCTTTTGTTATGTTAGATGATATGAATGGTATGTTAGATAATTGTATCAATGAAGCATATTTAAAACATGATATTTATTTTGCATATAATTTGTATAGAAGAACACCACTTGACCATATTCTTTACAATGTATATGATTCTAAAAATAAATCAAAGTATGATTGGCATATAGATAAATCTGAATATGATTTAATGGATATTAAATTAACTTTATTAATTAATGTATCTGAAGAACCATATGAGGGTGGTATATTTTCTATGCGTTCAACAAACATTAATGAGATACCAGAATTTTCAGAACCAGGTTCCATGATTATGTTTCAATCTCATATTGACCATCAAGTTAGTCCTATAATAACAGGTGTAAGAAAAACAATTACTTACTTTATGAAAGGACCTAGGTTTGTGTGATGTATGAATTAAAAGATTATTTAAAAGCTATTAATGAATCTAAAGAACCACTTTTAAAGTCCGATGATGTCATGTGGGAAAAGAAATATCCACCTTTCAT